AATGCGAAACCTATAAAATTAAAATCCCCACAATATTATGATTTTTACAAATTACATAAAGAATTAGAAAGAAGATTAGATATAATACAAAAAACTCATAGAAATTTATATTTTATAGATCAACATATAGAAATGTTTAAAGATATATATTATAATACTGATGGTAATCTAACTAAATATGCAAAGGATAAAAAAATAAGTTATTGGGAAGTGTATCACAATTTTAAAAACATTAAAAAGTTAATAAAAAAAATTAAATAAATTTATATATAAATATGAAGCCCATTAAAATAAATATAGATAAAATAAAAAATAATCCTGATAATCCTAGAGTAATAAAAGATTATAAGTTTGATAAATTAGTAAAGAGTATTGAAGATTTTCCTGAAATGTTAAGGCTAAGACCTATTGTAGTAGATGAAAACAATATTATTCTGGGGGGCAATATGAGATATAAAGCAGCAGTAAAAGCAGGATTGAAAGAGGTGTATGCAATACAAGCAGAAGATCTAACAGATAAACAGAAACAAGAATTTATTATAAAAGACAATAGCAACTTTGGAGAATGGGATTGGGATATATTAGCTAACGAATGGAATGTAAAAGATTTAACGGAGTGGGGTTTAGATGTTCCTATTTTAAACGAAAAATTAGAAGTTATAGGTGATGAAAAACCAGAGATAGAAATAACGGAAGAAATATTAGAAGAACATAATTATATTGTATTTACTTTTGATAACCAACTAGATTGGCAAGTTGCAAAGGATCTTCTTAATATCAAGACGGTAGCTAAAGCAGGTTACACAGATACTTATATACAAAAGGGTGTGGGTAGAGTGAAGAAAGGAAAAGATTTATTAAAATTATTAAATGGATTATAAAGTATATATACCGAGTATGGGTAGAGCAGGAAAGGTAACTACTCATAAACTTTTTAAGAATAGTTATATAGTATGCCCTAATTCAGAAGTAGAAGAATATAAAAAATGGCATAGTAATGTTATAGGAGTAGATGATAAGATTAAGGGCATTACTAAAACTAGAAATTGGATTTTAGATTATAATAAAGATAATTGGCATATACAGGTAGATGATGATGCTTTATCTTTTCATATGTTTGAAAAAGGAAAGATACATAAATTTATTGATCCAGAAAGAATAGATCAAATATTAAGTAAACAGTTTAGAGTTTGTGAAGAATGGGGGTATAAGGTTTGGGGATTTGCTTTGGCAGCAGATTATAAGTTTTATAGAGAATATACTCCGTTTAGCTCACAAGGAGTAATAGGTGCGAACATAATAGGTGTAATTAATAACCCATTAAGATTTGATGAAAGATTAAAAGTAAAAGAAGATTATGATTATGCTATGCAACATATAGCTAAATATGGTGGTGCTTTAAGATTTATGAAATATGGAATTGATGTGGTACATTTGACTAATGAGGGTGGGTGTGTTAGTTATAGGACAAAAGATGTAGAAATGGATGCTTATAATGTATTAAAAAGAAAATGGGGAAGAAGAATAGTAAAGTTACAAAACAATAAAAATTTTGTTAAAATGAAAAGCCCTAGAAAAGGAGTATAATGAACAAAACCGAACACCATAAAAAAGCATTATTAGATGCATTAGAAAAATCTCTGGGAGTTGTAACAACTGCCTGTAAAAAAGTAGGAATAGGTAGAACAACTTACTATGATTGGTATAATACAGATAAAGAATTCAAACAAAAAGTAGATGATTTACAGAATGTAGCTTTGGACTTTGCTGAATCACAATTACACAGACAGATAGCAGAGAACTCAACAAGTGCGACTATTTTTTATTTGAAAACAAAAGGGAAGAAAAGAGGATATGTAGAAAGACAGGAAATCACAGGTGCTGATGGAGTGCCTACTAATTTTCAAGTAGAAATTATTGATAAAACAGAAGATACAGACAAACAAAGTTTATAAGCATTTAGTAAACAGCAATAAAAAAATTGTTGTTGAACAAGGCGGAACAAGATCTGGTAAAACATATAATATACTTTTGTGGATTATCTTGCAATATTGTGCAAGTAATACAGATAAAACAATAACAATCTGCAGAAAAGCATTTCCTAGTTTAAGAGCATCAGTAATGCGTGACTTCTTAGACATACTTCGCAAACTAAATATATATAAAGAAGAGAATCATAATAAATCTAATAGTGAGTATAAGCTGTTTAATAATCTAGTGGAGTTTATTAGCCTAGATATGCCACAAAAGGTTAGAGGTAGAAAAAGAAACCTGTTATTTATTAATGAAGCCAACGAACTGAATTGGGAAGATTGGCAGCAACTTATTTTTAGAACAGATGGGAAGATTATTATTGACTATAATCCAAGTGATGAATACCATTGGATATACGACAAAGTAATACCTAGAGAAGATTGTGATTTCTTTAGAACAACTTATTTAGATAACCCTTTTTTAGAACAAAGCATTAAATCTGAAATAGAAAGATTAAAAGAAACAGATGAACAATACTGGCAGATATATGGATTAGGTTTAAAAGGTACAAGCAAAGCAACTATATTTAATTATTATGAATGCTCACAAATACCAGAAGATGCAAAGTTTATAGCTTACGGTGCAGATGCAGGGTACTCTAATGATCCCTCGACACTTGTAAGTGTTTATAGTTTAGATTATAATCTTTATATAAAAGAACATTTATATAGAACACAAATGACTACTAAAGATTTACACAACACATTTAAAGAAGTAGGGGTTGCAAGAAATCAGTTGTATATGGATAGCAGTGAGCCTAGATTAATAGAAGAGTTAAGAAGAATGGGTTGGAATATAAGACCAAGCCTAAAGGGTAGGGATAGTATAAATGCAGGTATTGATCTATTGAAGAGGTATAAACTATTCATAACAGCAACAAGCAACAATGCGATCCAGGAGTTCAGGAATTATAAATGGAAAGAGGATAAGAGTGGTAAGCTGACAAATATTCCAGAAGATAAGAACAATCACATTATAGATGCTGTAAGATATGCCACTTATAGTATATTAAGCAGACCAAACTTTGGAAGATATACAATTAATTAGTAACAAAAATAATTTAAAAAAGTTTATATATTAATATGAAAACTAGCATAACAGTTCCAACAAGATTAAATGATATAACCCTAGGGCAATACAAAAAGTTTATGCAACTGGGTGAATTAGATGATACAAAGCTACAAATAGAAATGATAAAGATATTTTGCAACATACCTTATACAAGTGTAATGCGAATGAGGGCTAGTGATATATCTAGCATAACTGCTCAAATATTTGAGATACTAGAAACAAAGCAGACACTAATAAATAAATTTAAATTAGATGGGATTGAATATGGCTTTATACCTAATCTAGATGATATGACTTTTGGGGAGTATGTAGATCTGGATACTTACATAGGGAAGTGGGATGATATTGAAAAGGCTATGGCTGTATTATATAGACCCATTACATTAAAGAAAGGTGATAAATATATCATAGAAGATTATCAGCCTGGTAACTTTGAGATATATAATTATATGCCTTTAGACGTAGTGTTTAGTTCGATTGTTTTTTTTTACAATTTAGGGATAGACTTATGCAAAGTTATGACCAACTATATTCAGAAAGTGGACAAGGACAACTCGATGGAGCAACAAATTTTACTCGCAAATATGGATGGTATAACTCCGTTTATGCACTCGCTAAAGGAGACATTACAAGATTTGAAAATATCACTAAATTAAATATACACAAATGTTTATACTATCTCACATTTGAAAAAGAGAAACAAGAGATAGAGCAAAGATTAATAAAAAAAAGTTTTAAATGATTGATTCAATTAAGCACCTATGGGGATTATGTGGTGAACCTCACCTAAATATTTATTCTATCATCCTATTAATTATATTATTTAGAATAGCAGTATATAATTACAAAACATATAAGAGATGAGCCATAAAGGTATAAGAGGTTTTTATTTAGTATTGACTAAAATAGAAGAGCAGTTACTATCTGATGTTAATTGTAACACTGTAACTACAGGAGATATTACAGATGTAGATCTAAACAAGCAAACTATATTTCCGTTATCACATATTATTATAAATACTGTATCACAGGAAGATCAAGTGTTAAGATTTAATGTTACAATTCTGACAATGGATATTGTAGATGAAAATAAAGAAGAGGGAGCAGATAAGTTTGTAGGCAACAATAATGAACACGATATATTAAACACTCAACTAGGTGTAGTAAATAAATTAATAAGTGTTTTAAGGGGTGGCACATTACATACTGATTTATATCAATTAGATGGCATAGCAACTTGTGAGCCTTTTTATGAAAGGTTTGAAAATAGGTTAGCAGGATGGGCAAGTAGCTTTGATATATTAATACACAATGATATTACGATATGTTAAAAGATCCTAAAGAGTTAAAGAAAACCTTAAATGGTTATGCAAAGTTTTTGGTTAATCAAAGCAAGGCAAATTTAAAAGAAGAAAAAAAAGTTGTATCTGGTGCTCTTTATAATAGTATTAGAAAGGAAGTTAAAACAGGGGTAGGTAGTTTTGATCTGAGCATATTTGCCAAGGACTATGCAAAGTTTATAGATCAAGGGGTGCAAGGAACTGGAAGTGGAAACAAAGCACCTAACAGCCCATATAGATTTGGATCTGGCACAGGAAGAAAAGGTGGACTAACAGAGGGTATAGAGAAATGGATTAAGCGAAGAGGGATAAAAGGTAGAGATAAAAATACAGGTAGGTTTATTACACAAAAATCATTACAACATTTAATAGTAAGGAGTATTTGGTTTAGGGGTATTGCACCTAGTATGTTTTTAACTAAGGCTTTAAATCAAGTAATGAAATATCTACCAGATGATATACTAAAAGCATACGCACTAGATTTAGAAGGACAGATATATGATGATATTAAAAACCAAGAAATAAATTTAAATGGCTAAGATAAATGTAAGAAGCCCATACTTTATAAATGTAAGTGCTACTAATCTAACATCAGCAAAACTAGAGCTTTACATATATACTGGAACTGCAAGTAGCAGTTGGGGAGGAAGTATAACATATTCATTAACATCAACTGCATATAACGCAAAAGTATCTTTTGAAGTTAGCGAATTAATCAGGGATTATCTAACAACAGGCTTTGATGGAGAATATACAACAACAAATCTATATTCAACTATTAATGTAGATTACAGGATAACAAAAAGCATTTCAGGAACAGCACAAACTCCTGACACAGCAGTATTAGGTAATATAGCTTATGATGGCTATGGATATTTTGAAGATGGTGTAAATCCTACTTTATTAGAGGGGTTGTTAATTAGTAACACAACTATATTAAAACCTGATGATGCACCACTAAGAATACCTGTTGACCCTAATAATACAACAAGTGTAAGTTTTTTCTATAAAGGAAAAGAAATATATACAGATCTTGTAGCAGATGTAACTGACAGCAAACTTAGAATAGAATATATCACAAACGAATCACAAGCAGGTGCAGATGGTTATGAAGATAGAGTGTTGGAAGATGGCGGAACATTTGAAGATAGTTTCTGTTTAGAAAGCTTTTTAGGGGAGTTTGGTATTTATGGAGTGGATGAGGTGTTTGTTGATGGAACAGAGGGTGTTACAAAACTGCGTGTTACAAATATAGAAGAGTGTAAGTATCAACCTTATAAATTAGTATTTGTAAATAAGTATGGAGCATTACAGGATTTCTGGATGTTTAAAAGATCTAATCTATCTATCAATACAACAGAAGAAACTTATAAAAGCAATATAGTTGTAGATGGTAGCTATAATACATATAGCCATCAGAAAAAAATATTAAGCAAAAATGCTACACAAAAGCTTGTGTTAAATAGTGGATATTATCCAGAAGAAAATAATACTATATTTAAAGAACTTATGCTAAGTGAGATGGTGTGGATAGATTATGAGGGGGATAATTTACCTGTGCATATAACATCTAGCAATCTAGGATACAAGACAAGTGTAAACGATAAGTTAATAGATTATACGATAGAAGTAGAATTTGCTTTTGAAACTATAAATAACATTCGTTAATGCAAAACCTTGAACTATATATTGAGGGGCAAAGAGTAGATTTGTTTAAAGGTGAATCTATTACAGTTACAGATACTCTTAAAAATGTAAGAGATATAAAAAAGATATTCACTTCCTTTTCTCAACAATTCTCCTTACCAGCTAGTAGAGTAAATAATAAAATATTTAAACATTATTATAACTTCGATATAGATAATGGTTATGATGCTAGAACAAAAAAAGATGCTTTAATAAAATTAAATGGAGTAGATTTTAAAAAAGGTAAAATAAAATTAAATAGTGTATCATTAAAATTTAATAAAGCACATACTTATAAAATAGTTTTCTTTGGCAATACTGTAGATTTAAAAGATGTAATCGGTGAGGATAAATTAAATACTTTGACAGCATTAAACTCTTTAAATCTTATCTGGAATATGTCAACAGTTAAATCTAGATTACAAACTAGTCAGAATATAAATGATGTCATAGCCCCTTTAATAACACACACAACAAGATTATATTATGATAGTGGTGATACTGCTTCACAAGATACAGGCAATCTTTACCCACATACAGGTAAACACAGAGGAGTAGTTTGGAATCAACTTAAATATGCGATCAGGGTTAGAAAAATAGTAGAAGCAATTGAAACTAAATATAATCTAACTTTTTCTAATGATTTTTTTACAAACACGAATGATGTATATGATCATTTGTTTATGTGGTTACACAGAAAATCAGGAGCACCAGAACAAGTAGTTAGCACAGGTACAGAAGTTCAAATATTAGAAACACCTGTTGACAATTGGACACCCACTTCAGGTAATACATATGCTAATATGGTGGATGATTCTACACTAAGAATTACAAGTGATTGGGATGATGACAATAGATCAGGTAGTTTCACTAATATGCAACTTGTAATAGAATCTACTGACAGTGTTCAATATGGAATAAAAGTTTATAAAGATGGAGTGTTAAGAAGAGAGGAAACAGAATTGACTGGAAATACAACAATGGTAGAGACGGAATTAGGCATACAGGGTTGGGTGGTGTCACCAGGGAATTTGCAAACTTTTGCTGCAGGTGATTGGACTGTAAGTGTTACACATACTGCTGATAAAACTTTAACTAAATGTAGATGGATAGTACAACAAGAAGAGGGTGGGTTTGCATCACAATCTTTTGATGCTGCACCATTCACAGCTTTTAATCAGTTTGATTTTGTAATCACAGAACAGATACCTGAGATGAAAGTTATAGATTTTTTAACAGGTTTGTTTAAGATGTTTAATCTTGTAGCATTCGAGCAAGAAGATGGAAGTATATTTGTAAATACTTTAGATGCTTTTAATTCTACAGGAACAAGTTATGACATCACAGAGTTTGTGGATGTAAGCTCTAGTCAATCAAATGTAGCATTACCTTATAGTGAAATTATATTTAGATTTAAAGGTTTAAAAAGTTTCCTAGCTAATGCTTATAAAGAAATAAATAATGAAGAGTGGGGAACATTAAGATATAATGAGGATAGCTTAGGTACTAAAATAGATGGTGGCAGTTATAAGGTAGAGCTACCCTTTGAGCATTTTATGTTTGAAACATTATTTGATATAAATGACACGACAGGTGGGACTAAAACATCTATACAATGGGGATGGAGTGTAAATAAAGATCAACAGCCTGATAAAGATCTACCTTTACTTTTTTATCCCATACACCGAACAGCATCATTAGCAATCTCTTTTCAAGAATCTGCATCATCAGCAGTAAGTTTGACAAGTTATAATGTGCCATCTAATAGTTTGAGCCTTACAGCGGGTACAAGCACAGCAAATATAAACTTTGGATTAATGACTAATGAGTTTTCAGGTGATTCAGCATTTACTGGTACTTTGTTTGAGAATTATTATAAAACATATATACAAGATATATTTAACAGAAAAAACAGATTACTAAAATTAAAAGCATATCTACCCCAGAAAATATTAATTAATTATAACCTAAATGACATATTTGTAATAAATGGAAAAGAATATAGAATTAATAGTATTAAAACAAATCTATTGACAAACAAAAGTGATTTAGAACTAATTGTTAAGTTATGATAAAAACAATATTAGAGGGTTTGAAGTTTGCAACAAACGAAACGGAAGAAATAAGAATAGCAAAAGGAAAATATAAAATAGCTACAAATATCAAGGAAGCACTTAAACAAATTAAAGATGGCAGAAGAAAGAGTAATTAGGATAAGGGGGGATCTGAAACAAGCAGAGCAATCCTTTAAAGAACTTACAGACACTATATTAGAGCAGAAAAAAATAACTATTGAGTTAGAGGAAGAACTACTAAGATTAAAAAGGATACAAGAAAGTATTCCTAAAACACAGTTAGCTGCGAGACAAAAGGTACAAGCATCTATTGACAGAGTAACAGATTCATTGAAAGAACAGAGGATTGCGATGAAACGTCTAAATCTCCAGAAGCAAGAAGCTAAAGCAGATATTAGTTTTCAGAAAAGACAAGGCTTCATTTCTAAAGAATTAATCAAGAGTAGAGAAAATACTGCTGCTCTTAATATGGTAACAGGTGGATATTTTGGACAATTAAGAAAAGGTGTAAAACTTTTAAGGCTTACTAGATTAGGATTTATAAGTGCTGCTAGGGGTGTAAGTGTTTTTAGCAAAGCATTAATAGCGTCTGGTATAGGCGCAATAGTAGTAGCTGTTGGGTTATTAATAGCAAACTTTGATAAAATTAAAAAATTAGTTTCTGGTGTAAGTAGCGAAACAACTGATCTTTTAAAGAAACAAACTGATGCTGTTGCAGAAGAAGAAAAAAGATTTAAAGCTATTGAGGGTTCTGAAAACATATTAAAGCAACAAGGCAAGACAGAGAAAGAAATATTAGCCTTAAAGATAGCCCAAACTAAAGCTGTTATATCACAGTTAGAAGCACAATTAGAAACACAGGAACAAATAAAAAAATCGCAGGTAGAAACTGCTCAAAGAAATAAAGATATACTACAAGGGATATTATCCTTATTGTCAGCACCATTAACAGCTGTGTTAGTAGTTATAGATGGAATAGGTAAATTTCTAGGTAAGGACTTTGGATTAAGAGAAGGCTTGTTTGGGGGTATAGCTGGATTGGTATTTGATCCTGAAAAGGTAGAGGAAGAAGCAGATAAATCTATTGAAACTACACAGAACAAATTAAACACTTTAAAAAATACTTTAGCAGGGTTTGAAAATAGTGTAACACAAATAGAAGATAATGAAAAAGCTAAAAGAGATGCAAACGAAATTAAAAGGGAAAAACAAAAGGCTTCTGAAATAGAGGCTATTAGACAGGCTCTTATAGATACAGATGAAGAAAGACAAGCAGAAGAAATTAGAAAGAATGAGGAACATTTTTCTAAATTAAGACAACAAATTATTCAGCATTATGGGATTATGTCACCTTTACTTGCAGAATTAGATGAAGCCGAGAAAAAGAAACTAGCAGAAATTAATGAAAAATATAAAAAGGCAGAAGTAGAGATAGAAGAAGAAACGCAAGAAGCAAAGAAAAGTGCTTTAAGTATTTTTGCAGACGCATCCCAGGCAATGAGCAATATGTTAGGAAAACAAACTGCGATAGGTAAAGGTTTTGCAATAGCTAGTGCTTTAATGAACACTTATGAAGCTGCAAACAAAACATTAAAAGATGAAACAATACCTAATACCTTTGCAAGAATAGCTGCAATGTTCACGGTTATATCCACAGGTATTGGTAATGTTAAAAGTATTATGTCTGTTAAAGTGCCTGGACAAGGTGGAGGTGGTGGAGCATTACCATCAGCAATAGCACAAGGATCTGCTGCGCCTGCATTTAATATAGTAGGAGCATCACCAGAAAATCAATTGGCACAAAGTTTAGCAGAGCAAGAACAACAGCCAGTACAAGCATATGTAGTAAGTCAGGATGTAACCTCTGCACAAAGTTTAGAGAATAACATTATAGAGGGAGCAAGTATTGGAGATTAAAATGCAAAAAAAATAAATTTAATTTATATATAATTATGAAAGTTATAGAATTAGTAATAGATGAAATGGATGAACTAGGTGGTATTGAAGCAATATCAGTTGTAGAGAATCCTGCGATAGAAGAAGATTTTATTGCTCTTAAATCACAAGAGGTTAAATTAGCAGAGGTAGATAATGAGAAAAGAATCTTATTAGGTGCTTTGCTAATCCCTAACAAACCTATTTATAGAACGAATGGTGCAGAAGAATATTACATTTACTTTTCCAAAGACACAGTACAGAAAGCATCACAATTATATCTAATGAAAGGCAATCAAAACAAAACTACACTAGAACATCAGCATAGTTTGAATGGTCTTAGCCTTGTAGAAAGCTGGATAGTAGAAGATGAAACACACGACAAATCAAGAAAGTACGATATGAATGTGCCTATGGGAACTTGGATGGGTGCTGTAAAAGTAAACAATGAAAAGATCTGGCAAGAGTTTGTAAAAACAGGAAAGGTAAAAGGCTTTAGCATTGAGGGTTACTTTGCTGATAAAATGGAAAGACCAAAGGATAAGCCTAAAAGTGAATTAAGCAAAGAAGATAACGCACAAGGTTTAATAGATCAAATAAAAGATATATTAAGTGCATACTAAAAGA